GACAACCAAGGGTACACCTCTTTCAAGATGTCAGGTCTGGATGAGTTTTTAAGCATTAGACGTTTCAATGTTTATACTAGGGCACAGATCCAAGAGTTGTTGAGGCAGATGAACGGCAACAAGAACTGTCATGGAAAGAAAAACATAACCAAAGCAGATGGAAGTAGGACCACGATAAGAGTCTGGTGGGTTCCTGCGTTTGAGAACCAAGATGTAGACTTGCCAATACAGGAGATTGAAAAAGATGACATCCCTTTCTAAGATGATGAGAGCCAAGGACGTGGCGGTTTGGCTAGGTGTATCTGAATCCGCCATATACAAATGGGTTGGAGACGGTGACTTCCCCAAACCTTACAAGCTAGGAAACGCTGACGCTCAACGCGCTGCTAGTCGGTGGGACCGTGATGAGATTGAGTCATGGTTGGAGAAGCGTCGTGATACCTAACTCGACTTTAATCCTTGGCCCACCAGGGTGCGGTAAGACTTACACTTTGATAGAGAAGGTGGAAGAGAAACTGCAAGAGGGAGTGCATCCTTCACGTATTGGTGTGGTATCGTTTACGACCAAGGCTATCGGTGAGTTTGTTAATCGAGCGTGTGCCAAGTTTAACCTTACCAAGAACGACTTCCCCCACTTCAGAACTTTACATGCTACGGGTTACCATGGGTTGGGGTTGAAGACTACGGATGTTATGTCACGCGAGGACTATAAAACTCTAGGCCGTATGTTGGCAGTGGACTTTGACGGTGCAGATCGTACCTCAGTTCATGACGGTATATCTATCCCTGCGATTGGGGGATCAGGAGCCAAGTATCTACAGCTAGTGATGCGTTCTGTGATGCGTGAATCCACTTTAGACTTTGAGTACAACTACGAGGGAGATTACAGCCTTCATTATTCCAAGCTTGTGCAGGTCCAGAGGCAGTTAACAGAGTACAAGTCGAAGAACAGTAAGGTAGATTTTACAGACATGATCTACCAGTACGTTGAGATTGGTGAGCCGCCTAGCTTAGACTTGTTGATTGTGGATGAGGCACAAGACTTGACCCCATTGCAATGGACTATGGTAGAAAAAATGGCAGAGTCAGCGGAGCAGGTATTGATAGCCGGGGATGACGATCAAGCTATACATCGTTGGACTTCTGTAGATGTGCGTAGGTTCATTCATTCCTCTGACAATGTGGAAGTCCTCAACCAGTCTTACCGCTTACCACGTAGCGTCTGGGAGCTTGCCATGAGTATCTCTGGCAGAATACCAAACAGATTAGACAAGGAGTTCTTTCCTCGTGAGGAGGAGGGCAGGGTTTCAGTGGTCGGCAATCTGGGTAGTCTTCCTTTGCACGAAGGATCATGGACTATCATGGCGCGGACAAATAGTTTTGTGGATCAAATCGCTGAGAGATTGGAGAAGGAGAAGTATTACTTCTCACGCAAGGGCAAAAGCTCTGTAGACCAGAGGAAACTGGAGGCGATGGAAACTTGGGAAGAACTGAGTGCAGGAGAGGCCATAGGAATTAGCAGAGTTAAGAGTCTTTACGAGGCAGTACCAAAGATGGGCAAAGATGCGGTAGTCAGGAGAGGATCTACAAAACTCTTGGACGCTGCGGAGCCAGAAGAACTGCTTACTTATGAGGTCTTGGTTAGGAGCTATGGGATGTTGGCACCCAAAGACACTGAGCCAATGGATATCGTGCGTCTGTCAGAGGCAGAGAAGATTTACATACGAGCCATCGAGCGTCGGGGAGAGAGCATCTATAAACCACCGCGGATTAAACTATCTACAATACACGCAATGAAGGGAGGGGAAGATGACAACGTAGCAGTATACCTGGGGTCCACCAGAAACTGCGTTGAGGGCAAGCATCCAGAGGATGAACACAGAGTATTCTATGTGGCAGTAACGAGGGCAAAGCAGAACCTTTACCTAATAGAATCCAACAAAACATACAGGTACATGATATGAAAAAGGTTGGTAACTTATCCGTCCAAAACGGAGAATCAAGATGAAACTCACTAGAAAACACGAGATCGATGCCGAGGCGGGGGATTTTGAATATGAAACGTGATGAACTATTAGACACTGCAAAAGAACTGATCAACGGTCCCAGAGCCAAGGAGTATGGTGATGCATACGATAACTTCATGCGTATTGCAGACGGATGGAACATCATAGTCAAAGAAGCTCATAGCACTACGGGTTACCTTACACCGCAGCATGTGGCGTTGATGATGGATTGGTTGAAGACAGCCCGATTGCTAAATGATTTGAGCAGTACGGATTCGTGGATAGACAAGTGCGGTTACTCTGCACTAGGATCAGAGTTTTCAGACAGAGAATCTGAGATTAAAAAAAGATTAGACTTGTTTGTGGGGAAGTTAGATGAGCGAACAGAATAAAATATTTGAAAAAGACTACATCATCGCTCAACAAATGGATCAAGGAAAGGAACTGACGTGGAACATTCCGTCCCAGTTCCCTGATCTAACCGGGTACAAGCAGATTGCGATTGACCTTGAGACGTGTGACCCGAACCTAACAACTCTAGGGCCAGGGTGGGCACGTAAGGACGGTTACATAGTGGGCATCGCAGTAGCCGCAGGAGACTGGGAAGGGTATTTTCCTATACGACATGCCAACGGACACAACATGGACGCTAGGATCGCTCTCAAGTGGCTACAGAGACAGATGGCTACGCCTCACATAGATAAGATCATGCACAATGCCACCTATGATCTGGGTTGGCTACGTGCAGAAGGCATTAAAGTAGATGGTCGAATTATAGATACCATGATTACTGGTGCGGTGGTGGACGAGAACCGTTTATCCTACAGCCTAAACAATATGGGCCGTGATTACTTAGACGAGCGAAAGAACGAGAAGCTTCTTCGTGCCGCTGCTGCTGAGTTCGGATACGATCCCAAGGCTGAGATGTACAAGTTGCCACCAGAGTTTGTTGGTCGTTACGCGGAGCAGGATGCAGGTATGACGTTGCGTCTGTGGGAGAGATTAAAGATAGAACTTCAGCAGCAAGATCTCTGGAGTATCTGGAACTTGGAGACTAGCCTGATACCTATGATGTGCGACATGCGTCAGTTAGGTGTGAGGGTTGACCTTGATAAAGCAGAGTTAGCCAGGAAGCAACTCAAGTCTAAGATCAAAGAATTAAAGGATGAAATCAAGCGACAGTCTGGTGTAGCCATCGAGCCATGGGCCGCGGCCTCAGTAGCTCAAGTCTTTGACGAGCTAGGTCTTGTCTACCCTACGACTAACGATGCGCAGGGTGACTTTCTGAGAAAGGCAGGCACCCCATCTTTTACCAAGCAGTGGCTTAACTCTAACGAGCATCCAATAGCACAGATGATTGTGAAGTTGCGGGAGTTTGACAAGGCGGATAGTACGTTCATTGACACAATTCTCAAGCACTCCCACAAAGGTAGGATTCATTGCGAGTTCCATCAGCTGCGAAACGATGGTGGGGGCACCGTCACGGGTAGATTCTCAAGTTCAAACCCGAACTTACAACAGATTCCTGCCAGAGATCCCGATATCAAGAAGCTTATCCGGGGCTTGTTTATTCCAGAAGAGGGAACCAGGTGGGGATCGTTTGATTACTCAAGCCAAGAGCCGCGGTTACTGGTACATTTTGCAGCCAGTTTAGGTCCGTCACACAAGCATCCAATGGTGGACCAGATTGTCGAGGAGTACCACAAGAAGGACGTGGACTTGCATCAGATGGTGGCAGACATAGCAGGTATCAAGCGTAAATCAGCCAAGGTTGTTAACCTTGGTATCATGTATGGCATGGGCAAGGCAAAACTTGCGGCACAGTTAGGTCTTACGGTTGAGGAAGCAGGAAAACTGTTGGACATACATGAAATGAAAGTTCCGTTTGTCAAGAAACTAGCAGAGACAGCATCGCAGCAAGCGGCGGATCACGGGCAGATTAGAACTCTGTTGGGTAGGCGGTGCAGGTTCCACTTGTGGGAGCCACGTTCTTTTGGATACAATAAACCTTTGCCGCATGAGAAGGCTATGAAAGAGTATGGTATGGGTATCAGAAGAGCCTTTACTTACAAGGCGTTAAACAAATTGATCCAAGGTTCCGCTGCGGATCAAACAAAGAAAGCTATGGCAGACTGCTATGCAGAGGGACTTTTGCCTATGCTCACCGTTCATGATGAGTTATGTTTTTCAGTAGAAAGCGACGATCAAGCAAAACGCATCAAGGACATAATGGAAAATGGGTTGTCGGATGTCTTGAAAGTCCCTTCTAAGGTTGACGATGAACTCAAAAATAATTGGGGAGAAATCGAATGAAGATAGATAAAATCAAAACAGTTGGACTAAGAGACATGCACCCTATGCAGGTCGAGGCACTCATGGAATTGATAGGCATGACCATTAACCTGGCTACACAAACTGAGGACATGAATGTTGTACACG